CCGATTTATTTCGTCTTCCTGTCCATCCACGCAGCAGCGCTCACCGTTCCACAAGCGACTTCTCAAGGGGTGATCCTGATCCCAGCCATCGAGATGCTGGGTGCGGAAGGTCCGGATGATGAGGGCCTTTTCTCGTACACAGCTGATGGACGTACTATTCGTACGCCCGTCGTTCGTCCCGACACCGTTGGTGACTGGAATGTCACGTGGACGCAAGAAGGTGCGTGGTGGCGTGGGGTGTGCGAACCGACCCACCCGGTTTTTCATGACCCGCCTGCCGATGTTCCGACGGCAGGTGGGGTGCGTGAGGGACCGGTCGCGGCTCTCTCAGAGGAGTATCCGGGGATGGTGCGGCGGCATGCAGGGCATATCGCTGCATCCATGGCCTCGGATCCAACTGAGATTGCTAGGCGCATTTCAGAATCTGCTGCAAGGTTGACTTTGGACAGGACTCGGGTACCGACGTACCCTGTTGTCTATGCTGATCTTCTCCGCGCGACGCTAGAACAGTCCCGTGCCAACGCAGCAGCAGTAGAGCAAATTCGAACCGCCGCAGTCGCAATCGGGGTGACTGGGTTCGCTTTGCGTGAGGACTTCGGGTTGAATACCTGGTACCTCAGTTGGAGCAGCTGGCTCATGTATGTGGTGTTGTTGACCACATTGACCGGCGTGCTCATGACAGTCGTGTTTTCCAAGTTCGATCGTTATTACCGCCCGAAGATGGGAGGTAATGCTCTGGCGGACATTGGAATTCTGGTTGTCATCGCAATTGTGCTCTGCTCTTTGATTCTGGTTGTGAGATGCCTGCCGCGACCCCGTCGCCGTTTTCCGTTTTACGGGACGGTCGATCGGGTTTATGGGTGGTTTGGCTGGCAGCCTCTGCGGTTGCGTGAACAAGCAGAGGAGATCGCTGACTTGACTGGAGCTTCCAGCGTCACGGTCGAACGCTCTTTAGCCATATGACGCGATTGGCCGGCCGTGAGGGGTCGTCTGGACCCGGCATTTATTCCGGAGTTCTATGGGCGATTTGTGCGTATCTTGTTGCCTACAGGTACGCAGTGCCTAGGGCATCCGGTTGCACAGCCGGGAGCGCAGATGAAGATCCACGGTCGGCCGCGTGATTTGTGCCATTCCGAGGATGTTGCAGGAGCCACGTGTATCGGGCTGGTTGCGTGTCTTGCTCGTGTCGCTCGGCAATGCGGTTGTAATGGTTACAACGCTATTGTGTTGCGACATGGAGCTCCGCAGCCTGTCCCGGTAAGAGGCTTCGATGCCGTACGGATTGCTTTCGGAGGGTTGGCCAGCGCTTTGCGGATGGCTTATTCCTCACATCTCCTTTCTTTCGACGAGTGGTTGTCGCGTTGGCCGCAGGGCAAACAGCGAGACATTCGTCAGTCCGTCGCCAGTGATACCTTAGCTCCACAGCGTGTTAAGTTCTTCGTGAAGCGCGAAGTGCTGCACGCTGATATGACTAAGGCGCGTGGGATCCAGATGTACTTTAACCTAGCCACACAGGCTCATTTTGCTGTGCAGTTTGCTGCAATGCAGAAAGCCACTGTGGAGGCATTGGGTGCTCTTCGGGGCATCACGGTTACTGTTGCTTCTGGTATGAATGCTGGTGATTTGTCTGAGTGGATGAATAGGGTCCACGAGGACGGGGTGGTGTGCTATTACGAACGTGATGGTAAGTCATGGGATGCGACGATGTCGAAGATCCATGCTGACCTGCGCTTGTGGTGGTACGCTATGGCCGACCAGAGTCTTGCTGATTTCGCTCGGTCATGCCTGGACGTCAAAGGAGTTGGTTACTTCCGTGAGGGGCAGTTGCGTTACTCGGTGCAAGGGACAGTCAAGTCAGGACACAATGACACAACTCTAGGCAATAGTTTGGTGAATGCAGCCATTGCCTATGAGATGATGTCAGTGCTTGGGTTGACGGGGCATATCCTCGTCGCCGGTGATGATTGTCTCGTGGCGCTGAAACAGCGCGTCGCTGTTGAGGATTTGTTGCGAGTTGAAGGTGAGCTGGGCATCAATCCCGTGGGGTGGGTCTTCACTGATCCCACCCATGTTTCGTTTGTGTCAGGGATGTGGTGGTTTGCTGCAGGCCGGTTCTGGTTTACTCCAAAACCGGGTCGGTTGGTTGCACGTCTGTGGTGGACTGTGTCGCCGCCGTCTATGCGCAATCTGTCGCGGCGCAGACGGGGTATCGCGCTTGGGCTGTGGGGGGTGGTTAGTTCCATCCCAGTCCTGAGGGAGTGGTGTGTTCCTGAC